TAGCTTTTTCTTTCCATTCCCGAACAATTCTGTCGTTAATGATTTGGTGATCCATGATTTCCGCGACTTCTTCCATGTCATATTCTTTGCCGCGCTTGGTAACATTCTCCAGTTGGCTATTGACGCCAAGATCAATGACGAATGTTTTGGGGCGAACGAGGAAGCCTTCGTTAATCAGACTTGAGATTTCGATTTGGTGAGAGCAGTTGTTAAAGACGCCGCGCAATCCTTTGCCATCACCGCGGTTTGGGGTGGCTGTAAAGCCTACGATTTCCGCATGCTCATTGTCTTCAAGTACAGCGTCGATCACCTTTCGATATGTGGGAGCCGCTGCATGGTGGCCTTCATCAATAACCACCATGTCGAATTTAGGACGGTCACGCAGATTGCGTTCGCGGGAGATTGTTTGCACCATTGAGAAAACGGCTTCGCCATCCCAATGCTTTACTGTGCCATTGACGATGCTTGTCGTTAGGAAAGGGTTTACCTTTTCAAACTTCTGCTTGTTTTGATCAACAAGCTCATCGCGGTGTTGCACGATCAAAACTCTTTTGCCCTGCTTGTGGCGCTTGCCTACGAGCGCGGAGAGCATGATTGTTTTGCCTGCCCCTGTTGGAGCTACAACGAGAGTGTTCTTGTGCTTATCCAACGCGCTACACGCGTCAGAGACAGCTACCTCTTGGTAGGGTCTTAATAACATGATTGTACCTATTTGCTAGAATAGTGTGGGGGGTTCGCGGCCCAAGGCCCCCCGAACCTTGGTCTAGCAGGCGCGGAATGGCCCTGCCGCTAGATTACTTGTTCGCCCATGCAGGAACCGCGCCAGAATTTTGCGGAGCCTGTGGTGGCTGTTGCATTCCCTGCGCAGCGATTGGTGTTTGCTGCATGGGTGCATTGCCTTGAGCAAGATACTCGCTGCTATTCGGAGTCAGCGCAGCCATTAGTTGGTTGCTATCCGAATATCCGTTCGTACCTTTCTTGACGCCAATCTTAGCGCAAATCTCCATTCCGTTCAAGTCGAACATGCCAGAGATATTACGATTCTGCTGTGCCTGTGGCGACACGTCAGCAGGGTCGATAGCGCGTGCGCTTTCAACGATTGACTTGAGCGTGCGCAGGCCAATTTCTTTGGCGAGCGGCATGCCACTATCACCCATTTTGTCACCATCCACAAAGATGCTGTGCCAAAACTTGCGACGATCAAACTGACCACCAATGATAGTGAACTCTAGGTTTGCCCATTTCGCAGAAGTGCTCATAGACTTTTTGAAAAAAGACCCCTGACCAAACTCTGGAATTTCAATATCCCCCATCTGCACGACGATTACAGCGCGTACAACGGTGCCTTTCGGGATAAGAGAAAACTCTTGAGTTGGGTTTTGGTCTTGTGGAACGTTATTTAAGTTAAGCATTATGCTTCCCCTTCGCTAGAAGTTTGAGTTGTAGGATCGACAAAGGTTAATTCCCTGTCGGCTTGAGAATCACCGCTGCTCATTTTTTCCATGAGCTTTCCAAGATGCGGCTCTTCAAGTGTATCGAGCCTACCAGAACGATCTTTAGCTGGGTAGCCCCATTCGTTCAGAGGTTGACACACGAATGCACGGTATTGACCGTGATCACCTGACAATACTGCCATTGTGATTACTTCATCAACAATTCCGGGCAATTCACGCCCTGTCTTGCTGCCTTCGATCTGGAGGCCATATTGCTTGCGCCCATAATCGTCAGTGATTTCGTCGAGGATTCCAACGAAGACCACATTCTTTTCGCGGATGTGCTGGATGTGGGTTAGCCACGCCATCATTTCGCGCCCGTGCATTCCGTAAGCTGCACGCGTATCTAGTTTGCCAGACCGCTCAGAGCGTGAGTCTGGTTGCTGTAAGCACCACTGGAAGCACAAGCGTCCTGCCACTGTGATTGAGTCCACGAACAGCGTTTCGTACTTCTGCCAAATCTCTTCCGTATCGCCATATACTTGCGCGACATATTCGTAATGCGCTTGGCTGTAAGGTTGATCTTCTGACAGGGATGGGTTTGGCCCACCCAAGAAGCATGCTAGATCGCGGCACTCAGCCCATGTACGGGGCCGTACAACGTCGATAGGGAAGTTTTCGATAGCTGCATCGCCAGCTTCCAAATCCATGAACAGCGTAGTCGCTGGGTTGAGCGTGCGAGCCAGTGTGGTTTTACCCACACCACTTGCACCACAGACCACGATCTTGTGACCTTTTTTCTCAGCGAGCCGTTGGTCGGCTGTGATAATCTGCAAAGCCATTATTCCAATTCCTCTACTGTAATTCTGCCGATTTCTACTGTACGGCACTCTTCAAGCTCATCCTTGATTGCAGGAGGAGCCGCGGTGAATTTGCGCTCTTCTACGGCGAACGTCAGCTTGCCATAGTGTTGCGCGTTTTCTGGTGACATGTGGTTAAGCGTGTCACGCAGTTTCTCTTGGTCCCATGTAACCTTCTTGCCCACAGTGACCTTGAGCCTTTGGTTTCCTTCTGCGATTTGAGCAGTACCAAAGTCTTTACCATTGGCACGCAATACGTCTCGCGCCACTGGTAGAAAAGTGTCAGATAGTTGTTCTTCAACGTCTTTGAGTTCAAGGCGCATCTCGCTGATAACGTGCTTGAGTTCGTCTCGACGTTCGAATAGCTCACGACTGTTCATGTCGATTCCTTCCGCTTTTAAATTACTAGAAACCCATATATCCCACATGGAGTGGGATGTGTCAATAACTTTTTTTAGATAAAAATATTTCTATGCCAAGACACGCCTTCATTAGCTTCTTTTTCAGCTTAAATTCAGGCGTTTCAACGCCCTTAGCGTCTTCGACGATTGTTTCCCAATCGCCGTTGGCATTTTCTTTTTCGTAGCGGAAGTCTGCTATGTAGGTGCAAATCTTCTGACCGTTGACCTCTAGCGCGAACCGCACCTGTAGCTCAAGGTTCCGCACCCTCCCCGCAAGCTCAAGACTCTTTATATATAGATACCGCTCAGATTCCCACTTGGAGTCGAACTTGATTCCCTGCACAGTTACTTTCTTGTTTCCGTACTTGGGTCTTGACCCACGCCGCTTGGGATTATATACAGTAGGGAAAGTCATTTATGGGAAGGAAACTCCATGCCAAACCCCGGAAAATACAAATCCGTAGGTGTTTCGATTGAAGCGTATGATAAGCTGGTTTACATCGCGGAGCACGAAGATCGTGCTATAGGGCGACAGCTTGCACGCATGATTGATGAAACATACGAGGATATTCAAGCGCGTGTCAACGCCAAGCCAACGTACCGCCCCCCTGTTGGGATTGGCGGCTTGGCTTCAGTCATTGAAGATTAAAGCAATCCTACGTTTCCTAGACCGCCCAGTAGTGTTGCAGCCACTGCTGGGTTTTCTGCTGCGCGTTGCCTAATCGAAGGCTCTGCGGCAGGCATGGGAGGTAAATCAGCTACCGGGGACACTTCAGGAACTGGAACACTTGTTCGGGTTACAGGAGATGGGGCCGGGGCAGACGCTTGATCTAAATCACCCATTAACGCAGTAGCTTGGTTGACCGCAGAGGTTGCTATCTCGTCCATGCTCTGTGCAGTACCCTGCGCCATAAACGAAGAAATGCTGTCAGATATTAACTCTCCAGCTATTTGACCTCTTGTTTTTACGTCTTCACCCTGTGCAAGTTTTTTGTACTTTTGAGTGAATGCCTTGTAAAATCTAGGTGATGAGAACAGCTTTCCAACTACGCTCAATCGGGCAATAGTTCCCAAGTTTTCTAAGGGGCTTGCTGCAATATTTGCTGCTACAAGATCACCGCCACTTGCAGATTCCCCAAGAAGTTTCATGGTTCTGCCAAACTGCTGCATTTCATCAGCCATTTCTTTTCCGTAAATGACTTCTATCTTGGCTTTGTTTTTTGCGAGCCTATCACCAAACTTGGCAAATTGCGTTCTGTCTGTAAGAAAATTCTTTTCAAAATCTCCTATCAGGTTGTCCATGTAGTAGGTTTGAATCTTACCCATTGCTTCAGCATCGTTGTCAAAAAACTTACGCAACGATGTAATGTCTTCCGCACGCATAGAGCCATCAGCGATAAACTCAGCCGCTTCTGTAGCGGTTAAATCGCCACTAGATAGCTTTTTGTTTATGCGGTTTCTATTGAACCTTGCTTCATCATCTAACGCGTTGCTTAGATTTTTTAGCAAATTAACACCTGATTCATCAGCGCCTGACGCTACAAAATCATCAATTACTTTTTGATCAATGTTGCGCAGTGATAAAGCATTTAATTGTTCGGCTAATTTGCGAACTTCTGACACGTTTTTTCCAAAAAGCTCATCAGCAGTAGAGCCAATTTTATCTAAATTTGTTTTAAACTTAGAGCCAGAAAACTTACCTGTCTTAGTGTTCATTGAACTGCTCAACGTATCACGCAGCCATTCAGAAGCGATACGCTCTCTAAGTGGTGCAAACGTTCCTTCACCAGCAAAATCATCTATGGCTTTCGCTGCGTCTTGTAGAAGCTGTGGGTTGTCCTTGCGAACAAGAGAACGCATTGCGTCTTTTGTATTGACGGTCACATCATTACGCACCGCATTGATCAAGGTTTTCTTGCCTATCGCGCTGCTTACTTTCTCAAACTTTTTATTGCCTTCTTTGTAGAAATTACGAGCGCGGCCTAAGTCACGCACTGCGTCTCTAATCAACTTTCTACTTCCTACGTTAGCAGAACCCGGCAATGCCTTGTTTAAGAAATTACCTGTTGTCTTACCCGCTAAATCTATCACGTTGTCGATTTGAGGTAAAAAGTCATCAACAACGCCGCCAATTGTATCAGAGGTTATGTTGAACATGCCTGTGTCACGCAAACTTTTTCGAGCGTAATAAAGCTGACTGAACGAAGCCTTGTCGCCTAACTCTGCAATTTCTCTTAAAATCATGCCAGCTTTGTGCGGGTTTGTTCCAACTTGAGCGTTTTCAAAACGTCTTGCTTGCTTTGCCGCGTCTTCTGCTATGCCTCTTGTGGAAAAGATGGCTTCATCACCCGCACTGTTTCTAATGGCGTTGTTTATGTTTACAAACTCTGCCTCAGCCAGATCATCAAACGCCTTGTATGATTGTTGAAACGCAGCAAACAAATCATCTTGTATGGCGGTGTCTTTCTCCGCGGCCTTGCCAAGATTCACCGCTATTTCATCCATATGACTCAGTAAACGCTTCTCTTGGTCCCTGACTGCCGAAGACAGTGTTTTGTCTCCCAGCCTAGCGGCATCAGTTAAGGCGTTTGCTGCGCCCTGTATGTCAACCTCATCGCCAGC